GTCCGCTGCAATTCTTACGCCCTGACTAATTCCATAGTCGGAAGTTCCAGTTACCGCAGGTAGATTTCCACCAAAACCTTTAGGATTATAGACATAGTAATCAATGTACTCACCCCAGTCATACTCCAAAGCACTGCCTTGGATAGTGTGTTTTGTTTGCTCATCTTTGCCAATCTTCTGTCTAACTTTTTTAATTTTAAGAGGATCAATCTGCCTTAACTCAGTGATACCTTTAGTTGGATTAGCAAGATCTACAACTTTGTGATAATATAAACGACCATCAATATACCATTGACGAATAATATTATGTGCGTTTAAATCAAAGTCGAGGAGTTTAAGAATATATTCAAACTCGTCTCTAATTTTTTTCTTTAATGTAGCACCCGCTTGTAAATTTGATAACTCAATTTCTACCGGGGCATCATTAGCATCAGTGACTAAAAATTCATTTACAATTTCATCCACAGAAGAATCAATCTCTGGATGTAACGCCATAGCACGATAGCGTTTAATTAAATCAAATTCGTTTCTAGCGTTTCCTCCCTCTACATCAACATATGTACCAAAATAACCACCTGCTACGGTGGTTATGTCTTCATTAGAAGAAGGCGGAACTGGAGATTGACCCTTCAGCTCCGCCGGATTGTTGATGAGAAATCCAAATAATTTACTCATAACATATAGGTCTATAACTGTGCTATGACCTATTTATAGTATTAAGTAAATCAGATTTGAGCGCCAGTCTCAGCGACACCCTTAGCACCACCTCTGGAATCTCCAGCAGTCCAGTAAGAATACTGGAATTCAACTGTAAATTCTTCAATCTGATCGTTGCTGTCATAAGCAAGATCAATTTGCGAAACGCTAGTTGGGAAAGCGTATCTTAACTTATACTGTCTGATGATGTTGTTATCAGTATTCTGATTTGTTTCTGCAGTTTCTGCTGCTCTCTCCAACTGGAATACATCAATGTCAACAGAGTATGATCCATCTCCACCAGATGCTCCTAGGTTTGGAAGATCCGCACCATTGAGGTTATGGTTGTTCATAGCATTGAGCCATGACTCGAACCATCCTCTAGTATTCATGTCCTTATCATTGAAGAATGTAGCGGACCATGTATCAAAGGTTCTATCACCAGCGATTTTAATTGATCTACCACGGAAAGGAACTTCAATCACACCCAGGTTTGAACCTGGGAGTGCTGCTGACTTACAGAGTAGGTTTGCTAGATCATCTCCAGAAACTCCAGGTCCAACTCCTTGTGGAAAAGGAATTGCAACCTTGAACATATTTGGCTTAACGCCTTGTCCAATTTTTCCAATAAAGGAACTCATTGATGCCATTGTTTTTTACCTCTTACTAGTTTGTTGTTTTAATTACGATCACTGACCGGTTACTTCCTGGAAGCTAACTCCAGTTCTAGTTGCGGTGAGTGTGATTGTGATGAAGTTAATTGAGCGTGTTGGTTGTAGATAGATATCAGCAACAAACTCGTTACGATCAATAACACTTGGGGTGTTATTTGATTCGTCGCAAACAACAAGGAAATCTGTAAGTCCTCTATCTGCTCTTACCTCAGAAAGATAAGAACTTACAGCACTAGCAAAACCATTTCTTGTAATGGCATCGTTCTGCTCAAAGAGAACTCCTTGAGCGAGAGCGTCAACTCGCCTTTCGACATTAAGGAACAGACGACGAACATTAATTCTATCAAATGCTGATGGTGAAGCAAGAGCAGTCTTATCACCAAAGAGGGTGATGCCGCTTCCACGGAGAGAGATGATAGGATTAATTCTCTCAGAATAGAGGTCGTCTCTATCTGCCTGCGAAGGATTGTATGCCAACTTAACGGCATTTCTGAGTGAACCTCTGCTTAGTCCAGCAGGTGAATACCAGTCTGCTAGAGCGGCGGAGGTTGAGACGCATAGACCAGCGACATCACCGTTGCAAGGGATGTAGCGATATACGTCATTGAAACGGTCATAAAGATACTTATAACCAGAATCAAATACTGCGTATGATGTAGATGCTAAACCGGAGAAGAAGTTTAGGATATTTGTCTTACATGCTGCAGCGGAAAGTGGAGTGCCGCTTGTATCTAATTGATTTCCTCTGTGTGAAGAAATAAATGCAACACAATCCTTTCTCTCATTTGCGATGCTAACTGCAGTTCCTGCCTTAGCAAGGGTATCAGATTCTAGAGCACCAGATCCACCCATGAGGATGAAGTCTAGATCGGTAGCATCATAAGTTCTGAATACTTCTAGTGCATCGTTAGCATAATCATAAGAATCATCATCACCACCAGTGAGTGAGAATGAAACAAGTCCTAGACTACCTAACTTTCCAGATGGTGCATCAGCAACGCTATCTGATGCGTCAGCAGTCCAGTCAAGACCATCTACTAGAGGAGTGAATGGATCTTCTGCAAGAATAACATTTTCAGATTGCTCGTTAACTAAAGTTCTGAAGAATGTATTTGATCCGGATGCTCCTTTACCACCTTCTAGTTTAGAGAGATACTGGAATGTTTCTAGAACAGCACCGGTTGACTTAGAAACAACGCCAATGTGGAATTCATCGTTGCTGAATCCTAGGTCTATTCCCTGTTGTGATGTACCAGGGCGAGGTCCAATTTGGTTTGCCTTGATGGTGAAAGTACCAACGGAAAGAGTGGCAGTTCTGTACCAGTCGCTAACTGCGGTTACTGCATTGGTGTCATCAACTACGGTTACGGTGAGGTTAAATGTAACAGGAGTTGGATCAGTACCACCGCCACCTAGATCTAAATCTGTAACTGCGATAACTTCACCGTCAACATATCCAAGACCACCAGTGAAACCAGTGACTGTTACAACACCAGTTGCAACATCAAATGCTAGTGTTGCGTCTGCTGTTGAACTACCACCGGAAAGAGCAACTGTGTATGAACCGTCACCAAGGTCTGTAGTACCAACTAGGTCGCTTACAGCACCACTAGCAGCAACTCCAGTATCTGGAATGTCGATCTCGTCTGCGGTAGTAATTGCACCACCGGTTACTTGGATGAGTTGACCTGAAAGAGAACCAGCATCCCAGTTATAAAGTTGTGCGGTTTTTCCACCTACGAATGTTAATACAGTTCCATCTGCTACTGTTGCTGGAGCACTAGCAAAAGTTACGTTGTGATCGTATCCTCTGTCTACTGCGACTAGAGTTAGATCGTCTCCCCAAGTACCTGGGGATGCTGCTGCGACCTCAGCACCTGCTGAATCTGCAGTTGCTACCCCAGCACCAACGGCTCTGGATACAACTAGACGACCACCGTAGGATAGGAACTCTGATGCTACAAACCAATCTTCTGCGTTTGCATCAACAGGACCACCAAAAGTATCGACAAGTTCTTTCTGGTTGTTAATTGCTGTAGGGGTCTCAACGGGACCCTTCTGGAATGCACCAGCAAATGCTGCTCTCAAAGCCTGAGATCCTACGATGGTTGTATTCGTAAGGTCCCTCTCTCTGATAACTACTCCAGGCGAGACTTGACTAGCCATGTGATACTCTCCGTGA